GAAGCTGCATCACCAAATGTCAAGTTACCTGAGATTGTAGCATTTCCTGTAACTGTTAAGTTACCGCCTACATCTAAATTTCCTGAAACATCAGCAGCACCGTTAATATCTATTGTTGTTGCATTTATTTCTATTTCTGTATCTGATACTAAGTCTAAAACACCATCAGCACTTTGATGAATATATGTTCCACTATCACCAAACTGTAGTTGATCTGTACTAGATAACAAAAGTCCAGTATCAGCAACATGTGTTAGGGAAACATCTTGGTCATCTCCAAAATTTATTACTGCTCCATCGGCAAGGAATAAATCTGAAAATTCTAAAGAGCTTGTTCCTAGTGCAGCACCGTCAGAAGCATCAGGTACAAAGGCAGTAGTAGCCGTAATTGTTGTTCCTTGTACTGTACCAGAGCCTGTAATAGAACTACTAGCTGTTATAGTTGTAAAAGCACCTGAACTAGCTGAGTTAGCTCCAACCGTAGCTCCGTCTACTGTACCACCATTTATATCTGCTGTATCAGCTACTAAAGCATCGGTAGTAACTGTACCATCGAAGTAAGCATCTTTAAACTCTAAAGAACTTGTACCTAAATCTATATCGTTGTCTGTTACAGGTACTATTGCTCCGTCTTGTATTCTTATTTGTTCTACTGCAGCACTAGATACTTCTACAAAGACTCCCCATCTATTGTTAGTACTATCTACAACAATCTTATTAAGAAAGTCTAAATCACCAATAGTATGTATATTACCACCTTGTCCAGCAGTACCATCGTGTCTATGTCCTGTAGATGATGCGCTACTTGAAGAGTAGCTAAAAGCGTTTAATAGTTGATTGTATTCGTTATTAAAAAGCGCAGCAGTTATAGTATCGCCATCTGCCATCGAACTTTGTCTGGTATATGCTTGAGCCATAGTTTATTTCTCTCTTATTATTATTATTGTCTTCCTGATGGTCTGTAATTTATATATAATCCATTTAATGTGTATGGAGCATTTGTATCGTCACTAAAAATTTTAAAGAAGTTACTATATCCGCTTCCTGTTAAAGCTTGTCTAACTAAAGGTTGCGATTGTGCGCCTAATATGTTTGTTCCAAAAACAGCAGTTCCAAAAAGAGAAGGCGTAGGTACTTCTGTAAGAGTAGCATCTAACGGTTGAGGAACATCTGTACTATCATAATCATATCGTATTCTTAACGTAGGTTGTATTGCTCCTTCTGGTGATATAGAAATTTTAAGATAATCTAAAGTCTTTAAAGTTCCAAAATCTCCATAATCAAAGTCAGGAGATTGGTACTGAGCTACTATATTAGTTTCTGTACCTGCAGGGTTAAAAGAGTTACCTGTATCGTGGTTATAAATATACCCATCTCTGTCTCCGTGATATATTTTTTCTTTACCTGCATAGTTAAAACCAGAAGTAATAGCTGGAGCTTGTATTCCTGATGTCTCCGCCCATTCAAATCCTTCAGGTCTTAATGTTCCTATAATTCCTTTTGAAGCAGCAGCCGAAGCTCCGCTTGTGCTATAATACATTCTATATTGAGATTTATCTCTTAATACTACACTACTAAATTCGTATGTTGAATCACTACTAAGAATATCGTTAATAATAGGTTGTATAGCTTTACTAACAGTTCCAAGCTCTACGTCACCAATTCTTGCTGTACCTGCAACTGTTCTAAAACCATCAGGTGCTAAGAAAATCAAATCACCTGCAAATTCCTGTATAGTCTTACCGTCTACACAACCTACGTTCTTTGTAACAGGTACTATTGCTATCGTACTTGAATTATTTATATTCTGTAATTTGTAGATTGAGTTCCTACAAAATATAAATAGCTCATCACGGAAAGATTTAAGCCCTACTACTTGATCATCTAGTACAATACTTCCTGATCCTGAACTTGTAAAATCATCTATATCACTTGTACCGCTATAAAAGATTGTGTTCTTTGCTGTAGCTGCACCTGCAACTACTAAGTGTTTATCGTGTATTACACAAAACTTTGGATAGTGTGTTCCGCTTACTGTGATTTCTTTTGCAAAAAAAGTTCTGTTTGTTATATCAGAATCTGTACCTGTCATTTTAAAATAGAAAGGTTTTGCTCCAGATCCTTCGTCAGTAATAATTAACTCACCATATTCTGTATCACCTTCAAAGATTGCAAAATGTGCTTTGCTCTGTGAAGTCCTTGCAGAAGCACTACGACCTGTAAAAGTAGTGTGGTTATCTCCGCTTCCTGATACACTTGCTCTATTAATCTGTAACCAACTGTTTCCATTTTGACTAAAATATATGTTAGTACCTGAACAAGCTACTACTCCATCTGCATATACTTTCAGTCCTAATATATCATTACTGCTATTTGGTCGTGTACCATCTCCTAACTGCGAATAGCCATTAATACGTCTGTACCCACCTTTTATATCTACTTCAAAATTCTCTAGTTTTGTAGCTATTCCTGGAGTTTGTAAAAGAGACAAAGCATTTGTAGATTTATTTAAACCTCCTCTAAGAGGAACTGAAAAGGGTTGTGCAGCTGCCATTAGAAATAAATCCTATCATCTGTCATACTTTTTGGTTGTGGATTAATTAAATTAGACTTCATATACTTCATACCTTTTTTATAATCATCTAGTGCAAAAGCTGCTTGCTGTAAGTTTTCTTTAAACTGATGAACATAGTAACGTGTTCTAGCTAATATAACAGGAGCATATTGATCAGGAAGAGTAATAGCATCTCCGTGTGCCGATAAAGCAGTTGGTTTAGTATAAGCATAAAAATGAACATTATATACTTTGTCTGGTATAGGACTTAAACCAAACTTGCGATGATCTGGACTTCGTATAACATAACGAGGTTCTCCATAGTTCTGAGTATCTGCATCATCTGCATTTTCTGAATCTCTTCTATACCTTCTCCAATCTGCTAAAGATATAAATTTTAAACCTCTTGAAACATACGGAGCTGATTCTCCCGATACACTTATAGTAGTAATATAAAAATCATCCCAATCTATAGAAGCATAATCAGTAGTTATACTAGAACTATCTGATTTAAGAGTATACCATCTAGTTCCTGCTACAGTTGCTACAGTTACATTACCGTAAAAAGGATCT